GGGTATGGGTGGTACAGGTGCTGGTTCACCATCTAATCCAGGTGTAGGCGGCCCTGCAATTAGTTTGGGATTTAATACTACTATTGACAATACTAACGCTTCTGCGTACATTGGTGGAGGTGGCGGCGGTGGAGCAGGTGGTTATGCGCAAGGTGGTGGCGGCGCAGGAGGTGGCCCTGCTACAGGACCAGGTTCAGGAGGTGGTGGTGGTTTAGGTTCTTCAGGGGGTAATGGTAGTTTGTATAGTACTTCAGGTCCATATGGAACGTATTATAATTGTGGTGGTGGCGGTGGTGGGCGTATTTTTCCTGGAGTAGGTGGCGCTGGTGGAAGTAGCGGACATTTTTCAGGTTGGTTTGGTAGAGGCGGCGGTGCTGGTGGTGGAGGTGCAAGTGGTGCTTCTGTAGCTACAGGCGGTGCTGGTGGCTCTGCTAATTCTGCAGGTGGAGGTCCTGGTGGTGGTGGTGCTGGCGGTTACGGTGGTGCAGGCGCAGGCGGCGGTGGTGGATGGGGAGCATCTGGCGGTAATACCGGCAATCCAAGTTATCAGGGTGCTGCAGGGGGAAAAGCTGTTGCATTAAATGGACGAACTGTTACTTGGGTAAGTGGAAATACAACTAGAGTTTATGGAGCAATATCGTGAAATACACTGTTTTTGACCAAATAAACGGTCCACAACATTTTGAAAATTTAACTGATGCTGAAAATTTACTTCAAACTGCGCGTGTTGCTTATTTAGAACGTGAGGCTGTTCGTTTTTGTATGTCAGTAGTATTTGTAGAAGGTACTAATACGTTGTGGAGAGATGTTAAAGAAAACGATAGTGAAGAAGGTAGTTATCGTGTATTTAATCACTACCAAGGTATTTATGAAGAATTTACATCAAAATCAACAGCAAAACTTAGAATGCAAGAATTAAAAGATCTTCTTGTAAAAGAAGCTGGTTTAGATAAAGTACACGACTATACACCTACTGCAACTCAAATTCGTGTGGCTGTACCTGGAGAAATTGTATGAGTGCACCCGGTGTAATGATTGGTTGTGTAGCAAACTTGTTTTCCCGCATGATGTATTTTGAGAAAACCGGCGACATTGAAGTTGGGCACACACATCAGTTTGACCATTTAACATTACTTGCTAAGGGCAAGCTTAAAGTAACTGTTGAGGGTCAAGTTAGTGAGTTTACAGCACCATATATGATTTATATTAAAGCAGATAAAGTGCATGAACTAGAGGCTTTGACCGATGGTACTGTAGCCTATTGCATTCATGCGCTTCGCTCTGGTGATGGTGTAGGTGATATTCTAGATCCTGCCATGATTCCTGCCGGTGTAGATCCTGCAACTATTGCTAAATCTTTACTTGCTGATTAACCATGGCTGAAGAAGTAACTCACGCAGAAATATACGAACGTCTTGTTGCTGTTGAAAGCAAAGTAGATTGTATTAATCAAAACACTAAAGACGTTGTTGATGCGTTTAATGCTGCGCGAGGTGCTTTTGCTGTGCTAGAGTTTTTAGCTAAAATAGCTAAACCTATCTTGTGGATTGGTGGTTTAGTAGCAGCAGTTACGGCTTTTTGGTCTAACTACAAACCCTAATGGACCCAATAAGCGCCGCTGCTGCAGCTTTTGCTGCTGCCCAAACTGCTGTAGCTACCATTAAAAAAGCACAGGCTTTAGGTAAAGACATTTCCAATATCATTGGTGAATTTGGTAAATTCTTTGATGCTAAAGATGTTGTACAAAAAGCAGCAAATGATCTAGGTAAAAAGGGCCAGTCTGATACTAGTAAGGCTCTTGAAATTGTAATGCACGCGGAACAGTTGCGTCAGTCTGAAGAAGAGTTGAAGCACCTGTTAATTTATGGCTATGGGCAGTCTGGTCTTTGGGAACAACTTCTTTTGGAGCGTAGCAAAATACGTCAAGCTAAAGAACGTGAAGCCCGTGAACTAGAACGTAAACGTAAAAAAGTAGCAAAGCAGCGTGTAGATTGGGCAATTGGTATTGCCACTATGCTTGCAGTGGGCATTGCGTTTGCGTCAATATTAGTAATGGTGGTCTCTGTAATTAATTCACGAGGTAACGCATGGATTGGTTAAAACAAATTGCTCCTACAGTTGCTTCTGCATTAGGAGGGCCTCTTGCAGGCATTGCTGTTTCTGCTATCTCTAAAGCCATTGGTATAGACGAGGATAAGGTACAGGAAGTTATTAGTAATAACAAACTTACTCCTGACCAAATTGCATCTCTTAAACACGCAGAACTAGAACTTAAAAAACAAGAGAATGAGCTAGGTTTAAACTTTGAAGCACTAGCTGTTGACGATAGAAAGTCTGCCCGTGAGATGCAGGCTACTACTCGGTCACTAGTTCCTCCAGCACTAGCTGGCGCAGTTACTGTAGGGTTCTTTGCTATTCTTGGTGGCATGATGTTTGGCAAAATGTCTGTTGCAGATAACACAGCACTCACTATGATGCTAGGTTCTTTAGGCACTGCATGGACAGGCATCATTGCCTATTATTTTGGCTCTTCTGCTGGTTCACAAGCTAAAACAGAACTACTATCTAAACCAGGTTCTAAATGACACAACTATCTAGAAACTTTACTCTAGCAGAACTATGCAAATCAGAAGTTGCCATTCGTCGCAACATTGACAATACGCCTTCTGAAAAAGTAAAAAATAATTTACAAATTCTTGTTGCTAATGTGCTACAGCCGTTGCGTGATAAGTTTGGGCCAGTAACTATTACAAGTGGATACAGAAGTCCTGCAGTAAACACTGCTGTGGGAGGTAGCCCTGTTAGCGACCACTGTCTAGGCATGGCAGCAGACATTGAAATTAACGGCATTGACAATAAAGTACTAGCCGAATATATCCGAGACAACTTTAAGTTTACCCAACTTATTTTAGAGTTTTACACAGAAGACGTACCTGATAGTGGTTGGGTACATGTTTCGTACGACGAAAATGATTTAAAGTGTAACGTATTACGTGCCGTTAAAGAAAACGGTAAAACTGTTTATCACAAAGGAATTTAACATGCCAATGTCTGAAGGTAAATCTCAAAAAGCTGTTAGCAAAAATATTCGTGCTGAAATGAAAAAAGGCAAGCCTCAAAAACAGGCAATTGCCATTGCACTAAGTAAGGCAGGCAAGTCACTACCTAAGCGTGGTGAGCGTATGGCTAAACACAAAGCCAATAAAAAATGAAGTTAGTGTATGTAGTGTGGGAAGACGCTACAGAGCTAGATGTAACAGCATGGGCAGAGCATGAAGAAGATTTTCAGTATGCGCCTGTCTATTGTAAGCAAGTAGGTTTCCTACTTTACGATGGGCCAGAAGGAATTGTTGTTACTAATGGCGTTATTGAAGACGGCACTGTAGCTCGTCGAAACCAAATACCTCGCGGTATGATTAGGAGAATCGAATGGTTGACCGAACCAAGTTCCTTGACGGAAGCGGAAAGCGCGTAATATTACAACTCTTCAAAGAGTTTGCGCGTCCCGACGTTAAATTCAAACCAGTGTACACACTGCAGCAGTGGAAAGAAGTGTTTCTAGAGTGCCGTGATCCTTCTGAGTACGCTCCTGCACAAGCACTGCTAGGTGATTGGGAACATTGGTTAGAAGTTCGTAACCATCCTCTAGTCAAACCCCACGTAGACAAATGGCAAACTGAACTAGAAGTTAAACTGCGTTCGGAAGCCATTGGACAAATGAAGCTACACGCTAAACAACCCGGGGGCACGGCTGCTGCTAAATGGCTTGCTGACAAAGGTTACGCTGCAGAAACTGCTAAGAAACCTGTAGGACGGCCTAAGAAGGAAGAAGAAGTACCTACCCCATCAATGGGGCGCATTGCGGGCGATATGGCTCGTTTAGGCATTGTTGTAGGGGGTAAGAAGTAATGCCATACATGACTAATGGTAAGCGTGATTACAAGAAGCAGTACGAAAAGTACGATGGCAAAGACGATGTTAAAAAAGACCGTGCCAAACGCAACGGTGCTCGTCGAATGCTAGAGCGTGAAGGTCGTGTTTCTAAAGGAGACGGCAATGATGTTGATCATAAAACACCACTTAGCAAAGGTGGAAGCAATGCTAAGAAAAACCTACGCGTCCGTTCTGCATCAGCTAACAAAAGTTTTGCACGTACTAAAACGGGAAAAATGAAATGAAAAAGAAGGCTACTAAATCCCGCGTAAACGAAGCTGGGGTCTATACTAAGCCAACTATGCGTAAAGCTTTGTTTGAGAAAATTAAAGCTGGTAGCAAAGGGGGCGATCCTGGTGAGTGGTCTGCTCGTAAAGCCCAACTCCTTGCACGTGAATATAAAGCCAAAGGCGGTGGATACAAGTCATGAAGAATCCACAGCAGTCACTAAAAGAATGGACCGCACAGAAGTGGCGTACATCCGACGGCAAGCCCTCTAAAGGCAAAAAGCGTTATCTACCAGACGCTGCATGGAACGCACTATCTCCTGCTGAAAAAGCCGCTACTAATAAGGCTAAAGCCAAAGGTAACGCTAAAGGCAAGCAGTTTGTCTCACAACCCAAAAAGATTGCTGCAAAGACAGCTAAATATCGTTAAGGATTACTATGGCTAAAGACCCTCGACTAGAACGTGCTGGCGTAGCTGGCTTTAATAAACCTAAGCGTACTCCTAGCCACCCTACTAAATCTCACGTAGTTGTTGCTAAAGAAGGCGATAAGGTTAAAACCATTCGCTTTGGTCAACAAGGTGTATCTGGTAGCCCTAAAAAAGAAGGTGAGTCTGAGAGCTATCGCAAACGCCGTGAGTCTTTCAAGGCTCGTCATGCCAGCAACATTTCTAAAGGCAAAATGAGTGCCGCTTATTGGGCAGATAAAGTTAAGTGGTAATGACTGAAAAAGAAATGGTAAAGCAGGCGGCGGAAGCTGACTTGCTTACTTTTATTAAACTTGTTGCTCCACATCGTGTGCTTGGTGCAGTGCACGAAGAACTATGCGCATGGTGGCAACGTGACGATGCCAAAGACAACCAGCTTGTATTGCTACCACGTGATCACCAAAAGTCGGCAATGATTGCCTACCGTGTAGCACACCACATTACTAAACATCCAGAAGCTACCGTACTGTATGTGTCCGCAACTGCTAACCTAGCTGAAAAACAGCTAAAGGCGGTTAAAGACATCCTACTATCTGACATCTATCGTTTTTATTGGCCTGAGATGGTCAACGAACTAGAAGGTAAGCGTGAACGTTGGGCTGTAGATGAGATTAGTGTAGATCATCCTAAACGCAAAGCAGAGGGTGTTCGTGATGCCACTGTAAAGGCTGCAGGTATTACGGCTAACGTAACTGGCCTGCATTGCTCTGTTGCTGTACTAGACGACGTGGTTGTACCTGACAACGCTTACACACAGTTAGGGCGTGAACAAGTCAGAGCATTCTATTCACAGCTTTCCTCCATTGAATCTACAGGTGCAAAAGAATGGGCAGTAGGTACACGCTACCATCCCGGCGATTTGTACAAAGATATGATGGAAATGACTGAGACTTACTTTGACGACGTAACCGACGAAGAAGTAGAGTTAGAAGTTTATGAAGTGTTTGAGCGTACCGTGGAAACTAATGGTGAGTTCCTTTGGCCTAAACAACGTCGCACAGACGGAAAAACATTTGGATTTGACGCAAAAGAACTAGCCCGTAAAAAAGCTAAATATCTAGATATTACTCAATTCTACGCTCAATATTATAACAACCCTAATGCTGTGGAAACACAGCTTATTGATCGTAGTAGGTTTAATTATTATGACCGAGATAAAATCGAAAACTTTAGCGGTGCTTGGTATTTTGGTGACAAACTTCTGCATGTGTATGCAGCAATGGATTTTGCGTACACAGTTAACCATAGTTCAGATTACACCGTTATTGCCGTAGTTGGCGTAGACGAAGATAACAACTACTACGTACTAGATATTGATCGCTTTAAAACAAACAAGATTTCTATTATGTACGACCGAGCAGAATCTGTGTTTAGAAAGTGGCGGTTTAAAAAGTTACGGTGTGAAGTTGTTGCCGCGCAGCGATTAATCGTTACACAGTTTAAAGACTATATGCGTAGTCAAAACATTGTATTTACAGTGGAAGAATATAATCCTCCACGTAATATGAGCAAGACTGAACGCATTGCAGCCATTCTAGAACCACGTTATAACAATAACCAAATTTGGCACTATAAAGGTGGTAACTGCCAGATTCTAGAAGAAGAACTAATTATGAACAATCCTGAGCATGATGACGTAAAAGATGCTTTGGCTTCATGTGTTGAAATTTGTAAGTCTCCTTTGTC